CACGGACCGATATCGTCCCACGTTCTCACGTGAGTCGTTATCACCCTACCTCTGGTTTGACCGCGAAGGTCAAATTGCCCTTCCTTGGGCATAGCGTCCTCATCGTGCCTTGCAAGGTACTTCACCTCGTGCTCTGATAGCTCGAGGCCGCGTCGCCACTTCGCAGTAATGCGTCGTTTTAATGCGGATTCCTTGTCAATATCGTGAGGCTCTCCCCCACCAAGATGATGCAGCAAAGCCGCATCGCCTTGTAGACAATCTCCCTTCACAGGGAAGTCGGCCAACATGCGAACCTTGAAGAGGTTCCAACCCCGCCCCGCAAGGGACGGGGTTGCCTCGTCAAAGTTGGAGATCAAACCACCGTCGCCATAGCCCTCAGGAATCTTAAGATCCCTGAAGAACTTAGGCAGCCGGCTGGTAAGCTCTCGATAAAGTGGCTCAAAACGAGCGTCACAACCGTGGTGGTAACCACAATTTGACGCATAACGTCTGAGCGCATTCGCCGCTTTGGTAACCGATCTTGCATTGTCGAGTCTTTCCTTAAGAAAGATGGGGCGCACCAGAGTTCCCTTGAAGTAATCCCGTCCGCAGGACTCTCGAAAAACACCAGAGCCGAAGCTCTTTTTTGTGTTCATTTCGAATCCGCAAAACGAGTACACCTCTTTCAGGAGGTCGAAGCAATCGCTTGGCGCAATAATGTCATCCCCGTAAACCGAAACGGTCTGCGGGTACGCATTACCAGTCCAAACGTTTACTTCTGCAGCATGAGAAGGAACCTGCAACCTCTTATACTCCACGGCGCTAGCCGTAAGAGCGTAAAAAATTGCAGACTCCAACTCGAAAGTGTAGCCGTTCCCCATCGCGGAGAACATTTCGAGATCTATCCATTTGCCGTCAGGCAGCTGGACAGACGGCTCTCTACACCTCAGAAGAGCTTCAAACCACTCGGAAGGAACCAAGTGCCTGACAAGGTTCTTGGAAATCGTGTTACTAGCCGACTTGATGTCGATTGTAGCACGATCCCCACTTACCGAGCCCTTCTGTGCATGACGCTGGTTGTATGTCTGATCGTCAAGATCGACACCAACCCGCTTCAGCCTTCCGCGCAACCACTTGCCAAAACCCCGCTGAATATAGGAATTCAGATGGACAGGCACAATGATTGCGCGATCGGTTGTCGCGTCCTTTGGGACGAGGGCCATGCGACCGCCTTTCACGATACTCAGCTGCGTTGATAAGACGCTAACTGGGAGTCGAGGCTCTTCCCCTACCTGGCTCGCGCCAGCATGAAGAGAGGACCAGGCAGGGATGCTGTTTACACAGCAGAGACCCAAAGTCGCATTGTTGCTCGTTACATCCAGTGGTAACTTGTACTTGTTGTACGCGGACGTCCAAGCTCCTTTAGCTACAGTCGTAGCTCCAGGACCCCAGCCGAACCTCACTGCAATACGAGACCAATCTAGGACCCCTAGAATGTCGAGTAATTTTTCGCGAGCCATCTCCACTATGGTGATGACCGCGGGGTAGCTTTCATCAAGCTTCCCACTCCACATTTTTCGGAACCGTTGGTTAGT